AGATTAGGTGTACAATACGTATTCCCTCAATACTTTGTAAGAGTAAAAAGAGCTTAATTATTAACCATTAAGGGAGCGTAAAAAACTCCCTTTTTAAAATATTTATATTATGTGCGAATTAAGTGCTGGATTTAATGCTTTAAATTGTGATTCCGCTGGTGGTATTGCTACCTTATACATAGGATCATTAAGAGATGGAACTACAGGAGCTGCTAACTATACGTATACACGTACAGCTGGTGAGCTTACTGCTATGGCTAACGTTGGATCTAAATTGTTTTATACAGTTACTGTAGATGCTGAAATGTCTGACTTTGCTGTAAACGCTATTGGTTCACGTGAAAACGCTTCTACTGCTTTTGAAATTACAGGAAACATTAAGTTAGCTGGTAATACAGCTGCGATGATTGAACAATTAGAAAAACTTTCAAAAGACAGAGTTTGTGTGATTGCTAAATTAAACGATGGTACAAATGAAGTTTTAGGATTGGATAATGGATGTAAGTTCTTATTTAACCGTACTTCTGGAACTAAGTTTGACGATATGAACGGAGTAACTCTTACATTTAGTGGTAGAGAGAAAAAAAATGCGCCGAAAATATCAGATGCAATTGTAACAACTTTACTTTCTTAAGTATAAATTTAACAATAAAATTAAGGGGTAGTTTCGGCTACCCTTTTTTTTATATATTATTTAATGCTTCTTGATATTTTAAGTGTGCTTCATATTCAGAATCAAACCTACCTAAATATTTTGATTTTCCATTGATTTTAATACGAGATATCCATTTATCCCTTTCTTTATCCCATATAACACCTTTATAGTTGCTAGAATAATTTTCTTTTGTTTTTAATGTATTATATCTAGCGGTTACTATTTGCAAATTCTCTACTCTATTATCTAATTCATTATCGTTTATGTGGTCAATAACTAATTCGTGTCCACATAACTTATGTCCTAAAAAAGCAATTGCAACTAATTGATGGTTTTTAATTGTTCTAGATTTTTTTTCTTTAGATAAAGTAACAGAGTAATAACCATCTTTGCTTATGTATTTGTTCATTATTTTTTCTTTAGATACAAATACTACTTTACCTTTATTCATTAATCTAGATAAAGACTTAACATTCCCTAAATTACTAACTTGATAAATCCCTTCATAGTTAGGAATATCCTTCCAAATTTCTTGCATATTATTTTGTGTTTAATTAGTGTGTTTAAAAGTGAAAGCGGAAACACGTAAACACTTCGTTATTCGATTAGCCAATTACCTCTAATCTATTCCGCAAATACAAATATAATCATTATCTTTGAAAGAAAACACTATGAAATACAAAAAAGAATTTGAAGGGCAAAACGTTTGGGTTGATAAAGTAAAAAGTTTTTTAGAATGTAATCAAGAAAATCAAGAAATTTTATTTAAATTTATACCAAATATCTTTGAAAATGATGTTACAGATACGGCAAGCGAGCCTAAACCAATTAGCACTAACGTTAAAAGAAAAAGCAAACGAAAATTATCCTAACTTTTTTTTGTTTCGTTTCATATCTGAACAATCTCGTAAAGAGTACTTTTGTAATTTAACAGACCTTTCAACTACTCAAAAAAGATATAATCTATTTCACTTATACGAGGGTACAGATATAGACTTACCAATAGGTGAATATATGTACTATGTTTATCAAATGGAAATCGAAAACGAAAATAATTACACATTAGGAATTCTTTGCGAACAAGGTAAGGCTAAAGTAAAATCAAATGTAGAAACAGTAATACCTACATTTACTAACACAACTACAATTAAAAATATTTATGGATAATCACTATATTTTTCGTGAGGCTAAGATTCCACTTCCTGTGGAAAAACAAAAAGCAGGGCAACAATGGGTTAGCTGGGGAGATAATAACGACTACCCTCAGTTTTTAGTTGGTTTGTATTACAACTCATCTATTCATGGTGGTATTGTAAATTCTAAGGTAAAATATATAGCTTCTAGTGGACTTGATTGTACAACTAACGACCCTGCGAAATGGGAACTTATAAAAAAGAATGGTAACGCCGCTTTCAGTTTAGATGAGATTTCTTTAATGATTACAAAGGATTTCGAATTACTTGATAGTTTTGCTATTTTATTTAGAAAAAATCCAATATCAAAATTCTGGGATATGAGTCATATTTCAACTGAGTTGATACGTAAAGGTGAAGATTCTAGTTTCTTCTACTATTCTGAGAATTGGAAGGAACGAAACCAAAGTGAAGAAAAAACAGGTTTTAAGACTATCAAGAACATTGAAGATTTAAGCCTTGAAGATAAGGAATGTTTACTTTATGTTAGTTCACGTTCTAAACAGCACATATTAGATGAGAAAACAGGTTTACTAACTAAGTCTGTTTATCCTATTCCATCCTATTCGGGTGCAATTAAATCAATCATGGCATCAATTGAAATGAATTACTTTAGATATTCTGAGGTAGTAAATTCTTTCAAAGGTGGTACAATGATTAACATACCAACAGGCGCACCTGACAACGAGCATGACAAAAAGAAATTGATTGCACAATTAAAAGGTGACGCAAGTGATAGAGATAAGCAAGGCGGAATAGTAGTAACATTTTCAAGAGGTTCGGAAAATGCTCCTACAGTTACGCAAATAAACGGGAATAACTTAGATCAACGTTACTTATTAACACAAGAAAGCATAATAGACGATATTATGGTAGGTCACTCAGTAATTAGTCCTACTTTATTCTCAATAAAAACAGCTGGTCAATTAGGAGGATCAAGTGAACTTGAAACAGCTTACCAATTATTCATGAATAACTACGCACTTGAAAGACAAAAGATAATTACAGATGCTTTAGAATATGCTCACTATACACTTAATAATTTTGTAGGTGATATATTCTTTCAAAACAAACCTTTAAATTTAAGTAGTAAAACAGAAGAAATTTCAGAAGTTGCTAAAAAGATTAGTGTATTAGAACCTACTATTCAGCAGGTGATTTTACAAAAATTAACTATAAACGAATTACGTTCAATTGCTGGTCTTAACCCTATTCCAAATGGAGATATTATTCAACAATCATTTAAAAACGAATTGAGTGATGACATTGTTATTAGTTGGTTTTCTGAGTTAGGACGTACGGAATATAAAGAAGTTTTTTCACAAGAAGTAAAAGACTTTACTAAACTTGAAATGTCCGAAAAAGAACTACTATCTAAATATTCATTTGCTAACGACTTAACAAACGATCAAAAAAAGATTGTTGAAATGATTAACAATGGTGAAAGCTATGGTTCAATAGTTAAAGCTATTGATAAAGGTGCTACCTATGTATCTAGACAATTAGTAGAGTTAGAAAAGTTGGGAATGATTAAAGGCTTTGAGTTAACTCCAAAAGGTAAATCAAACGTTGGTGAAGTATCTTTTGAAGTGGTTTACCAATATAGAGAAAGAGAGGGAATACCACCATTAAAAGGTGAAAGCCGTCCATTCTGCAAAAACTTAATAGATTTAAAAAGAGTGTTTACACGTGAAGAAATTAATAAAATCACAGCACGTTTAAAAGCAAATGGAATAGATCGTAACGTATGGGAATATAAAGGTGGTTGGTATACTAACCCTGAGACAGGAGTTCATACACCTTCGTGCAGACACACATGGTTTCAAATTATTGTAAATAAGTAAGTTATGGCACATTTAATAAGTACAACAAATCTAAAAACATTATCTTACATTAGTTCAAATGTAGATGATCTTTTACTTTCTACTTTAATTACACGTGTTCAAGACACTGTTTTAGAGTCAATTTTAGGTAGTCAATTATTTAACCGACTTTTACAAGGTGTAGATAACGATGATCTTAACGCTGACGAGGTTCTATTACTAGATACTTATATTAGTCCTTGCTTAGTGGCTGCGGTTGAAAAAAGAGCAACGGACATGACTACGTTAGAACTTAGACAAATTGGAGTATCTAGAGTAAGTTCAGATGGTGTGAGTACCGTAAATGAACAAGAATTAAATCGTTTAAGCAACTCTTTAAATAAAGACTATAATTTCTATCGTGAACGTTTAATTAGGTTCTTAAAATTAAACTATACAGTTTATCCTGAGTATACTTCTTATTACGATTATCTTTACCCTTGTGACGATCTTAACCAAATCAATCCAGATCGAGGTTTTTCAGATACAAATATCAATTTTGCATGATAACGAGTATTAACCAACTTTCAAAGGAACTAAAAGAGTTACAAGAGGCACACTACCAACTTAACTCTTACTATTTTGGTGAGTTTAATCTGGCTTTACAAAATAGGTCATTGGAATATCCTTTACTAGTTTGTGATTATAATAGTGGCTCGATTAATATTTCTAACACTTCAGTTCAGTTATTCATAATCGTAGCTGATAAAGTCTATAAGGACAATTCAAACCTAATAGAAACTAAATCTGACACATTTCCAATTTGCCGAGATATATTTAAAGTAATGAAGAAATCACAACGTTGGCAAGTATTAGGTCGTGTTACTCAAGGAAGCGTAAATGCATTCGTTG